CAATTTCATATTTTTTCTGACGTCCAAACCACCAATCGTTAACAATAAACATCATATGAACATTTTCGATACTGGGATACAGTTGCTTATATTCTTCGAGAAGACATGGACCCGCACGAATCTTTTCATCCACAGAGCCACTCACAATCTGATGTTTTGCTTCAATGATGAATAGTGTTTTTTTGTCATCACTCACGAACGCTCCATCAGGCTTCTTTTTATGTTCCCAATATGGATCTTTGAGGTCTTTCATAAACTCGACGAATTGGTCTTGGTCAATGTACGTAAACGTACGGTCGCCAATTATATGTCTACCTGTGGGACGGAAACAATCCTCGAAGGGTTTTCCACTTGCATTGGTGTTCGCGCCTCCCGTACCACCGATTCTCATTATGGAATAATTAGATTGATTTCTTTAGGTTCGAGTACCTCACTTAGGTGCCAATTCCATAAATAATAGTATACAAAACCATTTCCTTTGATGAATTTATACTTTTCAAGAGTTTCTGTACACACACCCACCTCTGCACTGTTAAACACGTGATACCCGAGATTCTTTGCTATGAGAAAAGCGTCGTTGAATACATCGCCCACTATGAAAAATCTATATACTTGATTTATAGTTCCCGAGCCGTCTCGACGTTCATACGGAATATCGTAGAATGAAATGAAATCGTCCGTTGTGTCGCTCACGTATGAGTGAATAGGTAGAACGACTCGTTTCACATAGTCTTCTGTGATGACAGGAGCTATCTTAGATTCTTTTACGTGTTCTTTGAGTATCGAAGTTACTTTTGGTACATCTTCTATGTTCATCTTTCTCCATACATGTTTACATGGACCTCGAATCTCGTAAAACTTTTCACGGAGTCGATTCGTTTGGTGGAATCCAGTCTTTACGAGATGTTTTACATCTAAGAACCTATGCCAATAACATGATTTAGTGATGGGTGTAGGAATCTTTGTGACGGCTGTATAAATAGCCTGCCAAATACCCCTCTTATTCGCTCGACGCTTAATTTCAGTGATGAGAAGTGGTGCGAGTCTTGATGAGCGATACGACGGATGTACACATAGGTAATCAATTTGGGTCATTTTATGTTCCTTACTTTCTACGTTCACATCCAAAGGTGTACTGGCTATGTATCCCACCAACTCTTTCGTGTCAGCTTTTCGAATACAAATACTATCGTCTATAGACCATTTAAGACCTTCAACTGTGTATGCCAATTTAAACTGTCCGTGTACGACGTAGTATTCCCTCAAAAAAACACAGGCTTCTTTCATATTACACGAAGACCATGCAAGTCCTTCTGGAAGTTTTGTTGTTTTTTTTGTGACGTCACGAGATTCATCTATTTCACCGGGTTCCGTACCTTCGCGAGGTACGGGTTGTTTGTCCCAGTATTCGTGCATTTTATAGATAGTAGCTTAAAGTTTTAAGCCTATGTATAAATATAATGTCTCTCGAACAAGATTATACCACCGTACCCGGTCAAATCTATGCGTGTCTCTCTATCGTGGGTCCAGATGCACCCCAAAAGAATGAAAAATTTGGTATCAAGATTCGTGGTGCGTTTGCCAACCGTGACGAGGCTGCCAATCACGCCAAGCGCCTCCAAAAGGAGGATCCCACGTTTGATATCTACGTCGTAGATATGTATAAGTGGCTTCTCATCCCCCCCGATTCTGCAAAGATTGAGGATGTTCATTACACGAACGAGAAGTTAGAGGAAATCATGTCTGGATACAAGGAGAACCAGGCTCAGGCTGCCCGTATGTTCCAGGAACGTAAACAGGGTATGATGGACACGAAGACTGGATACACACCCGGTGATGAGAACTCCAAATTCTACACGAAACCTGATGAGGCTCCAATTTCTCACCCTGCTGAGGTTCTTGAGCGACTTAAGAAGGAAAAACCCGGTACTTCTATGGAGGAACTTGTTAAGGAGGCCGATGAAATCGTAAATGAAGAGATGAAGGAACGTCAGAGGAAGCGCGAGGAGGATGCCGCCAAATCGACTGAGGCGAAGGTGGATGAGACGAAGGAAGACGGTGAACCCGAGGTTTCATCCGCGTAAATAATATTCATATACAATAAAACAAAATGATTAGGATTATCATCACGATATTCCTAGTCGGAGCTTTCTTTATTTTGTTTTTTAAACCAAAATACGATTTAAAAAACAAAACAGTTTCCGAACCATCTACTACGAAAGGGTTCGTCGAAGATACATTCAGGGGTCCGATTACCGATAGGTTCATACCACCTAAATATGGTGATATTGGAACGTTTGTTGCTTACTCTGGTATACCTGAGGACCATTGGTTAAGTGGATTTTCACAAGATCCAACGGCACCCGAAAGTTACGAAGATTCTGATACTAAACTATCAAGACGTATACGCGACTTAAGTGTATCTTAAGATAACCGGTTGCATAGTCTTACCCATAAAAAACCCTAAAAGAAAAACAGCAAACGCGATTATCCACGTAGATTTATCAATGTTCGTGAATATATCGATTTTTGCATTTTGCTGAGGTGGAGGAGGTGGATAATTCATTTCACTCGGATGAAAATAATACGGCTGGTCTTCAACCATCTCCTGTTTTTCGTGTTCAATTTCTTGATTTAAAGGGTCCACAGTGGGATTGTACTCAATAGGATTACCAATATCAGTTTCCATTTCTAATATAGATTTTGTTTTTTTTAAGCTGATTCTTCCTCACTCTCACTCTCATCATCTACCACGAAATCTTTGAGATTACCATTATCATCAGCGTCTTCGTCATAATCGTCATCACTACCTTCTTCTGAGTTATATTCATCTTCAGTATCAATTACTGAATCGTCTTCAAAATCTTCATGATCATCCGTAGCATAATCGTCATCTAGTACAGTTTCTACTGGTATATAAAGAACGGGCTTCTTTATAATCCTACCAAAGCGAGAACGAGTCATTTATACTTTAAACACTGTTCTGTTTAAGTATCTTTAGGGTGAAGTTTATTAGTTATTTTAGATGGTAAAATATGTTCTCTAGCCTTACTCTTCTTGCATATAGGGCATTTCTGTTTTATTTTATTTTTAGTGATGATATACGACATAGTCTTATTTTCGTGTATACTAGAAATAGTTTCACAATAATTAGATGTGGTTAACACTAAAAAATTATTTTTATTTCGTGTTACATTAACGACGTGTGTATTATCACCACAATTCATATTCTTATTGATGAAGTTTTCAAGTTCTGGTTTTATATCCATTTGTTTAATTTCTGGTTTTTCTATGATTTTTTTGATTTCGGGACACTTTGTGAGTGTTTCCTTTTTAGGGTACAGTCTATCAATAATGTCATTTGTTAATTTATGTCTTCTACCACAGAAGTGTTCACAAAAACCATCACGTCTTCCCCTGATTGTTTCATGCCGACTGAAACATTTTTGGAGAATGAACTGTCCACTTATGATGAACCACACATGATTCGACCCATGATTTCTTTTTACGTTTTCACAGTATCTAGAATTTGTCGCTGCGAAATATGTTTCTTTGTTTTTGAATAATTTAGTGATGTATGCACCACCTTGACCCTCCATATTTTTTCGAATAAATGTTTCGATTCGGTTTTTCAAATCCTCATCATAGATTTCATTATTCATCTGATCATCCGAAAAAGAACCTTCTTTGATTTTCAAAGATACAGAAGGTGGCTCCACCGTAACGGTTTTGGATACATCGGTTCGAACGGCTGACATTTTAAGAATTTCAACGGTTGGCTCCTGACCTATTCTTGTAAGAGAACCAACTTTGTATATGAAAACTGGAAGATATGCCAATTGGTCTACTCTACCATTATCACAATCTTTACACCCCTTACCATCACACGCTTCATGTTTTGCTCGTTTATACGACCATGGCATTCTAAATCCACTTCCCTTTGTCTTTCTACGTGCGTCACCGTACACGGATGAATCTATAATTTCATTCCAATCCATATTACTCTTAAATTTTGAGAGGGACACGAGAATGTGTTCACGGAGTGCGATAGCGGATATCTGATCAACCACAAACCCTGACCAGTTGAGATGCACACCGGTTTTAATCAGGTCACCAGACGGTTTGGGTTGTGAGACAGAAACGAGACACTCTTTACCACCATGGAAATTTACAGTCTCACAAATAACTTTAGAAATATCTTTGATCTCATCTATTCCCAGGGGTTCTGAGTCTTTATAATCGATATCCACGAAAAAGTTATATGTCTCACTCTTTTGTTCGACGACGTAAATCCTTTCACCTGATTTTACAGCCTTGATATACACATCATAAAATTCATTCAATCTATCAAACGGCACAGAGAGTTTACCCCCGTCCATGAGCACATGTGATAGATTGGTAGCATTATTGAATTTTTGGGACCAATTCTTAAACATACCTTGTTATTGTTCATCATCTCTAAACCACTTCATACAGGAAACGTCCTGGTATTCTTTTGTTTTAGAAAGTTCCTTCTTAAAGGTTAACAATTCATATACTGTTTTTTCTTCATTTTGTTTGAGCCATTCCTGAATTTCCTCTTCGCACATACCCCTGTTCTTCTCTAACAGTTCACTTATCTGCCTTAAAATAAAAGCCTTGGACTTCATTATTTAATAGAGAAGGTTTTTCTGTTATGAGAACTTATGCACGCATAAAATTTAGGATTTTTTATCACATTATCTATGATGAGTTTCCAACGTTTACGTGAGTTGAATTCTTCGAGTGTATCATAACTCATGTAATCGTTTTCGTCGTGTGTTTTGCGTATGGGTTGATTGTTCATCTTTTTAATTTGTGTCTTGTGTTTTTCTTCATAGAATCTTCGTAGTTGGGTTTGTTGTTCTGATCGGTTATAATTAACGAAAAATATATACACATTATATTCCAGGTCTACCGTTGGACTTTCTTTGTGTATAAATTTAAATTCTGTATATTCGCCATTCTTGAGGGAGACAACTCCACGTGTCTCCTCCTCCAATTCTCGTAGTGCGCATCGTAAAGGATTGAATATTTCTCTTCGTCTACACCCACCTGTGACAAAAATCCAATCCTTGAAGCGCCAATCCCTCACTGTGAGAAACCGAGGTTTCCCGTCGATAAAGCTAACCGGTATTGCAATCGCCTTGTACTTCTTCATTGCGCATTCGCAAGTTATAA